TCTTCTTCAAAAGAACGATCAGAGGTTTCAGTCTCGAAAATCTCTTTATGCTCTTCGCCATATTTCGCGTACTCTAGGCCAAACAATGCGTTTAGTCCGGGGAGTAGCTCTTTTAGTAACTGCGCTCTTGAAATAGCCATCTAGTTATTCTCCTACTATGCCAGTACCATATTGATGGTAAGGCGCGTTAATTTTAACAAATACATCGGTATAAGCATCACCGATAGCTGATCCAGATTTAGTTACAAATCCAATAACCTTGAACGACTTAGTAGCAGTAGCAGTAGTAGCGTCAAGCTGAATGTTTGACTTACCAGTAGTAGTGCTGCCAGAAGTTGTAGCATGTTGCGCTCCGGTTAGAGGAGCGTTATGTCCCAAAGCAGCTTGAGCGATTGCGCCGTCAGCTTGTACTTGGAAAGTAACATTAGGATCAGTGATAACAAAAGCTGTAGCGTTATCCGTACCTGTAGGGTAGTACTGGGAGAAAATCAATTGACCTTGAGCATTAATATACTCACAACCAACAAACACACCCAGAGCACCAATACCAGAACCACCAAGGTTATTGGTAGTTGCATCAGCGCCTGTACCGGAAGCAAGTTGCACATATCCTGCGCTAATCTCTACAACGGAACCGTAGAAGATATTTTGTGCTACTCCGGCGGGAGTAATTAAGAACGAATCAGTGGCACCTGCATAAGGCATACCGTCTGATCGTTTTACGGGAATAAACCCGTATCCTGAATCTGTAGCAGACATAGTATATATCCTGTATTAAATTAAGTTTATGTTCCTTTGCCGAAAGTGACATTCGTACGTCTGTCGTTAAACAAAGGCATACGAGGATCATTTTCTCTCATAAGGTTGTTGTCCACGGAATTGATTTGCGCTTTACTCTGGTCAGAGTAATAAGTGTTGCGCTCTTCTACCATTTCTTCTGGAGCCTTACACAGCATTAAACCACCAATTATCAAGTTATCTTTGAACCTTTCGTTTTCAATAGTAACAAGCGTAATTTCTGGATGATCCACTGCCTTCACAGGTTCCCAACCTTCACGTATCTTGGACGAGACGTTAGTAGCATCGACGTTACCTTGAGTACTCACCCGAATCCAACGGAACTTATAGCCTTGCTCTGGATTAGGAGAAGGTAATACTTCTGGTCTAGTCCAAGCTGCTTTTCGGGCCGTTTTCTCACGGGTAACATTTTCACGGTTAATTCTATTCTCGGCCATTATACTTTCCTCATCTCTTCTGCAACCTTTTTGGCGTATAAATCTAGGGGTACTCCAAGTTTCTTGGCGATAGCTACCTGTGTTTGCGTTAATCGCACCTTTCGGGGTGCTGTGCTCCGCGTAGCGGGGGCAACCACATTCGACTTTCGTTTACTTGTCTTAACCTCTGATTCTTCAATTTCCCCAAATTCTTCAGGGAAGGTGTTTCGCATACGAGCATTTATAGTCTCGTAGTAATCATCGCTTGAAACATCCACACCTTGCTTAACAAGTTTACTGTGAACGCCCATAGCATAAGCTGTCATCTCATCGTCTGACCCAAACCAAGAATTTTCGCTTGCCCATTCGGACGCTTTGGTATCGGGCTTAACTTGAGCCTCTTGAGGTATTTGTACAGGAACTTCAGAGGGTTGTAAAGGTGCAGACTCAAAATTAGCTAGTTTATCTGCTTTTATCTTAGCATTCGTTATCTTTTCTTGTGCGTCTAGAAGTTTATCTGCATCGCCCTCTTCATACGCACTCTTGTATGATCGTTTAGCAGAAAGCAACTCAATCGCTGAGTTTTTCTTTGCCTGCTCTAGTAACGCTGCTTGATTCTTCTCTACGCTGCCTTTTAACTTGTTATTCTCATCCACGAGAGATTTAGCAAAGGCTTCCATTTCTTGACGTTCACGCTGCGATTCTTCTTTAGCGCGTCTTTCGTCATGGTATCCCTTGCTGAAGTGTTGAATACGCTTGCGTACCTTGTCTGAGTAGTCTTCTAACTCATCGTCGGTAAGGTCTTCTGGAGGCTTAGATGCTTTGCGCCCCCTATCAGCTTTCGGCGTATCATCTACAACTTCAATATCAAGTTCGCTAGATTCTTCTACTTCTTCCACTTCTTCCACTTCTCCCAATCCTAGGGCACTGGAATCTTCTACTTCTACTTCTATACCTTCACCATCGTCTTCATCTGGAAACGAGTACTCTACTTTTTGAAATGCCATTACCTACTCCTTACGCTCGTGTAACGCCACGAGGATCGCTTACTACCGCTTCAATTGAATCATCGTTCATCAAACGATACTCAACGCCGCCTACTTTAAAACGCGTGCCAGTATTAGCACGGAACATAACGTAGTCACCTTGCTTACACCAAGGGCCAGTTGGGAAACGCTCTTTATCAGAATACGCTTGTGCCCCCATATCGAGTACAACCCCAATAGTAGACATGATGTATTCTTGGTGCATTTCTTTACTAGACTTGATAATGCCACTTTCACCATAGGTATCTTCTACTTCTGGCATGGCTACTAGGACACGGTATCCTACGGGAGTAGGGATTTGATGCTCTAGTTCTTCTTCGGTTTCTGCTTCTTTCGGTACTATATTTAAATCAGTCATTGTCATTATCCAAATAATTACGCGAGAGGTCATTAACATGGTTCAAACAGGAAGTGAGACCTCGTAGCATTCCTGTTATTTCTTTGTACTGGGCGAAGTCTTTAGCTCCTCCATTACCTAGAAATTTCGTTGCTGAAGACATATCGTCCTCGATTTTTTTCTTTAGCACGTCAAAGACGGTATTAGCCATGTTTATTCCTTGTTACGTTTGTTTTCGGCCTCACTAGTTGCTTTCATAAGGTCAAGGTCGAGTTTGGTGTTAGCTGTTTTTCTATCGGCAGCTAGTTTAGCTCCAGCTTTCTGGGCATCTATTTGCAGCTCTTGGTTTTCTATATCAAGTTGCTGTTTGTTTATCTGTATATCTGCTAGATCTTTCTGCGTTTTACGCTCTAGATCGGCTTGTTTAAGTTGCGTATCTGCCTGATCTTTCTGAGCCTTACGTTGTACTTCTTGCTGCTTAACCTGTAGTTCAGCTTGTTGTAGCTGAATAATTGGGTCTTGTTGTTTTTGTTGAGCTTGTTTCTGGGCGGCTTCTTGTTCATGTTGCGCAGTAAGTTGCTTACCACCTTCGGCAACAAGTTTAGCCAATTGAACTTCCATTTCTTCAGACAATTCTTGATTAGGTGCGGGCAATTCAACTCCAAGTTTTTCTTCCATTTGAGCGCGGTATCTAAACCCTAGGTGTTCGGCGATGTGAGCATTAAGAGCAGCCATAATTTGCTGTGCTTGTGGGTTCTGCCCAATAGTGCCTGCAACCATTGGATCTTTCATAAACGACTGGTGAGCCGATATGTGTGCTTCATGGTCTTGGTAGATAAATGCTTTTATGGGGGTACCTGTTAACGCATTCATGTTCTCGCTTACGGGATCTGTAGGTACTGCATCATCTTCCGTAGGTACTAGTTTGTCGGCGTTTTTAACGCCAAGCACTTCAATCATCTGGCGATGTAATTGAGGTAGGTTGTATATCTGGGGTGCTTGTTGTGACATCTGTAATACAGCTTGGTACTGTACTACTCGCTGCGCCATTGTAGAACTATTAGGGTCGCTTACAGGGATTACATCAACCATAGCGTAATCTGACTGTCGCGCTGATACTTCACCTCTATTAGGTTGGTATGTGTATTCTTCAGGGGCTTCTTCGGCCATGATAGCTTTGAGCATTTTAAACTCTAGCTTCATAGCGTAGTGGACACGAGCCATTACCGCAGCCATAGGCTTCAACGTGCGTTCTAGCAATGCTAGTGTAGTACCTACAGGAGCATTAGCTGACATGTCAGATATGTCCATATCTGCAACTGCGCCTAACCTACGACCTTCAGTAGTAATTTGATTAAGTAATGCTAGCAGTGTTTGGCTAGGCTCCTTATAAGGAAGGGGCATAATATT